ATCATCCTACCGCATGCATTTATATCGAGAGGTCCATGCATGAAAAGGTTGTAGTCAGGACAGGATTCGAACCTGTATAACCATTCACATTTCTGTTTCATCGGTCTTTCTTATAGGACAAACGTCACTATCTTACTTAGCGTCTACCAATTCCGCCACCTGACTATGTTGTGACTATCTCGTCAGTCACCAACGCCCCTGCTTGAATTATGGCGTATGTTACACACGTGTACATGGCTAACCAAAATCATTCAAGCTGTGTCTATCCCAACCGCGAGGCCACGGTACAAGGTAAATAATAGCCATGTCAATGTGCAGTCAGGACAGGATTCGAACCTGTAATGAGGAGCTTACCTCGAGGACTACGGTTTAACCAATCCGCTCCTGCGTCTACCAATTCCGCCACCTGACTATATTACACCCGACTTTAGCTTGGTGGTATCTGTTCACGCAGATATGTGTTAGCGCAGTTTTAATCAACCTAACACAGCTACTTGCAATGACTTGTACTTCGTCTGCAAGGTACTCTCCACGGTGTGCATTGTTAAGAGGCTTGGAGGTTCAATGACTAATTACTATTTCATCTCGTTAGTTATTTTAATGGTTTTGATGTATGCAGAAGGTTCAATAATACTTGATTTTGCTTTTTCTTCTGAAGAATAAGTATGACTAATGAATATCTGATTGCTTAGAGAAACATAAACATTGAACCACCCTTCAACAACTTTAGGCTTCATGAATAAGTCAGATTCACATTCTTCTCTGCTACTTGCAAAGAATCCATCTTTAGTAAATGCTTCCTGATTTTCGTCAATGACGGCAATAAGTGGATAGTCACCTTGATATGTTTTAAAGAAATGAATTTCAGTTACCTCTCTACCATCTCTTGTTACAACAGGTTCACCTGTTAATGCTCTTTCTAAATTGAATTTCTCCATGGTTAGTCTAATATCTCGTTAATAAAATAGTTGTCAATGTCATCACTTGGATTGTCGCCGAAGTAACGATCATATATCTCGACCGCCTTCTCAACTTTAAGCTCACCACCCTTGATGAAGTTCTCAGTGGGTGTGAAGATACCAAGCTGACCGGTGGTCTTGTCAACCACATAGAACACAAGCGGTTTACCAAACAACTGCTGATAGATGTAAGCTTGGCTATCGTAATTGTAAGCCTTGGCTGAGTACTTGAACTTATGGATGTCAGACGTTGTCTTGAGGTCAATCAAGATGTCATGGGTCATGATGTCTGTCTTACCCTTCCACATCTTGCCCTTAATCTCCTTGACTGCCGGCACCTCATACTGATTACCCTCTCGGTATATCTCGTCGAAGAATGCAATGTTACCACGCATCTTAAGGACAAGCGCCTCAACCTCCTCCATCTCTTTCTTAAGCAAGCAGAACTGCAAGTTGTTGGCTTCAACGAATGACTTGTACTCCTTGGTTGTACGTGTACTCACGTCAACGAACAATGTATCTTTGGCTTTGTCCGGCTCTATAAGTAACTGATGGAAGTATCTACCCTCAGCGAATGCTTTGTTATCCTCTCTCGACACCCCATACTGAGATGGGTTTCTCAGTAGGGTGCCGATGTCAGAGTTGGATAGGAACTGCTTACCAAACTTACCGTAGTAGTCAGCATCATTCTGCAGTCTTTGTAGTACCTGATCCATTCTCTGCGGATTTAATCATGTTAGCAATCTCTTTCTTAATAGCAGGTGACAACTTGTACTTGCGTGTAATCTGCTTGCCAAGCTTCTCAATACCGAGTGACGCGTTTGATTTCACATAGGATGATACTTTCTCCCATGCCTCAGTGTCTTTCTTAAGCTCAGGCAAGTCACTCTCCTCTGCGGCCGCTGCTTTCTTTGGTGTCTTCGAAGACACCGGATGCGATGGCTTGTCTGTTGTCTGCTCAGGCACATCCTCACCCGTCCATAAGCTAAGACCAAGGCCATGCATGGCGATTGCCTTGGCAGTAGAACGCTGAATGGTTTTGTTCACGTCCATCGCTGTTATCTTCTCGATTGGAATGGCATTGTTACGGAAGTCCATTACCGGCAAGTAATCGATGTGCTCAAGACCGTTGACTGTAATACCTACCTTGACATAGGCTGACTTGCCATCTGTGAAGTAGTTGAATCCGGTGTGTGGATGCTCATACACCTCACGTTGTGCATCAGGGTAGACAGCTTTAAGCATAGCCCAAGCATTAGCCCATGATAAATAGTCAAGGTTACCCTTGCGCTCGATTTTTTCTTTAACGCTGATCTCCGATAGCGTAGCAAAGATTGATTTTTTCTCTGACATTTGTATTGATTTGATTTGATTTAGAATACGGAACGCTCAATATCTTTTACGATACTAACGTAGTCATTGTCACCTCTCATGCGGTCTCTCACTTTCTTGATACCATAGATGATGGTTGAGTGACCTACGGCAAAGCCGGCGTCATTCATCCACTTCTCAATGTATATCTTTTTGATTTGACGCTTGTCACACAAGAAGAAAAGTAACTGCCTTGCATCCACTATATTGCGATGCTTGGTCTTTTTTATCAAGTCATCAGGCTCGATGTCGAATAACTCGCACACCTTACTGACATACTGATTGAATATATCTTTTTTCATCGGATTAAATTATGATCACAAATATACTACATTTAGTTTAAATGTCGTTCATATTGTTGAATTTATTTAAGTTAAATATTAAAGAGTCGAAATCAACTTCAGTAAAGTCATCCATTGGTATCAACCAATCTATGCAGTAATTGATCATTGAATCATTCACTTCGGTTCCGGCCATCTTCTTTAAGTATACCCTACCATTTGATAGCAATTCAAAGATATCATCAGTGTATTCTGTCTCAATCTTATGTTGAAACATTCTGATTATGCATGAATCACCTTCGTTTGTGATCGTGCAGGCGCCACCATCTTCGGTGACTATCACTGCGTACTTTTTATCTTCAGATAAATCGACTGCGTAGTTCATTCTGACTTTATTATTAAGTTCATTATTTCTTTCTCAGTTTCATTCGGCTCACCGGGATATCGAATGTCTCCAAACGCTCCAACGAATACGAAGTATTTCCGGCTCTCACTATAACCAAACTCGTCAGTATATGTGAACACGAATACGAATTCATTGTCGCGCTTTTCCGATATTATTTTAACTTTCATTGTTCTTTGCTCTTACATCAAGGATGCGAAGATAGAGGTCAACATTGAATGAACCTCCCTTATCCTTGCACTGAGTTAAACTTTGTTCTGTCCAAAATCTTACGGCTCTGCCTAAGTTGAATGGCACGCGGGGTTTATATGGTTGTGTCATACTATCCAAAGATTATTTCTTTAAAGAAAACTGTCTGTAAAATTACGTCAGCTGTTACGCCATCGTCATTCTCATTGATGGCGTCAAGCAAGTGTCGAGCGTCAGTCATGCTTACACGCTCATGCACGTCAGCAAGTGTGATGGTTGATGGATCGACTCCACCCTCCTCATCAACGAGAGTAAGTGTGTATCCTTGTCTAAGCATCTCCATCCACACGTCCTCAAGGCAAGGGCTTTCACCCTTGTCCTTAAGAACTTGTTTCGCTTTCTGATACTCATCTTCATCGTACTGCATTTGAAGGCCATAGTACGCAATCTCATGTCCATTGCATAGAGAGTTGTAGAAGATATCTTCAGACTCCTTTTGGGTTAGAACTATTTGCATAACACCTCCATGATTTCAGATTTGAATGTGCTGTCTTGGAAAGAGCCACTTGACTTTAGGTCAGAGCCATCAACACTTACATCTACAGTTACTCTAAGCTCACCGCTATACTCATGGGTATTAAACTCAGCGCATGAACCAAAGTCGTAGTTGTCTGCACAATCCTCAGCGTACAAGTGAGCAAACTGCTCAGCAAGTTCGACAATTCTATCAATCTTTTCTTCCGATATTACTGCCGGAGGAGTGTCTTCAAAGACACTATCAAGGTCAGCTGATACTAACTCTGCAAACTTCTTGACTATCTCACATACCTCTGAGCGTGTGAAGATTGAGCCTGACATGATGTCTGCGTAATTTAATTGGTTAAGGAAAATGTTCTTTCTTTCCTCGATTTTTTCTTGATGTTTCATAATATTACTCTCCTTTGTTTTGAAATGATGCGTTATGGTAAGCTGCCTCGTCAAAGATTAGCTTACACTTTAATTTTTGATTACTGAATACGTGAGCGCCTTGCGTCTCGCCGCCTTCAAATTGAACGATGCCTTCAACAACCATATCGCCATCGCTGATATGGTCTTCAATCTGCTGTTGAAACGCCTCCTCTGTTCTGAAGTAAATGTTCTTCATGGCTGTACGTGTTTAAGTTTGTACCACACCACCTCCATCACGTATGGATCGGTGAGTGCTTCGTTTAATATGCGATGACAAAAATCATCGCTTGCGTCAGGGTAAAGTTCCCGAACGTCATGGACTGACCATAGGTTATCCACAAAATAGCCGGCTTGTTTCAGTACAAGTTTGGCATTGGCAATAGCCACTTCTCTTGATTGTTCCATTGTTATTTGGTTTTAATTACGAATCCACTTTGGTCTCTTTTGGCGCGACCTTTAGCCTTTAGTCCTAATACAGTTCCGCCCTCGATGTCAAGCATGAGGTCATCACGCTCGTCACCATCAACTACGGGATACCCACGCCATGTGTCAGGTAGCTTGTCAAACACGACAGCTACAATCCCACCATTTGCAAGCACGTCAAGTGCCTCATGCTCATTGTCTTCTGACCTTGAGAAGGTGACGACGTACCGATTGGGTAGAGTGTCTTTGAAGACACTCCGTTCCTTTATCTTGGTGTAGTCATAGAACACTACGTTCTCGCGGATAGCATGACGCTTGAGCAGTCTGTCCACAATGTTGGTATCTGACGTACCATTGAGACGCACAGCAAGCTCACGAACGCGCTTCGCTCGGATGTTTATCTGCTTGGCAATGCTGTACAGCATGATGTCAGGCTCATGTATCCACGCCTCAGTTCGCTCGGCACGTGCCTTCTGCACATTACTGAATGCGCCACGTCCTGCAGTGTATAAGCACGATGCAAGACATCCCGCGCTTGCCTTAGGACATAGGTTCCGACCAATGCTGTTCTGCTTGGCCGGACTCATGTATAGAATCAATGTGTCACGCACATTCTTCTTGGTCTTGGAGTTCCACGAACCCTCACTCAAATATTTTTTCACGGTGTACGATTTTATTTTTACATTTTACAATCACATCATTATTAAGCAGGTCATACCTTAGGTCATACCAATCGGTGCCAATTTGGAAAGCAATGTTGAACACGTCGTCCATGTCAAACGTGCAGAACAAGAACTTCACGAACTCCATGTCTACTTCAAAGTAGTGGTCGTCATCCTCCCACTCAGTGTAGTAACATTCATCAGGTTCATTCTCGTGCAGTTCACTCCATTCAGCTTGGGTGTAGTGTCTTTGAAGACACTCGTCCGAGCAGTAGTAACTGTCATAAACTAAGTAGCCTTCGTTCATGCCACTGCTACATTCACAGCATTTTCTTGCGTATCGCATAGTTCAATAGTTTAAAAAATTCATAATCGTCACACTCATACAACTCCTCGAGTTGTGATTCTTTTAAAAACATCTTCGAGTGTCCCGGCTCAAAGAAGAAGTGGCTCTCAATTAGGTCAAGCAGTGTAGGGTAGACGACAGCTTCGCCGTCCTTAATGATTACGTGAATGGCGTTGCCGTTCCCGTCATGCCGACACTCATACAAAGTGTCAGCGCGCAAGTGTTCATTGTGTATCATTTTGATTTGGTTTAAAGTGTCTTTGAAGACACTGCGTTTTCAATTTCATCCATTGATATGTTATGGCACCCAATTCGAATCATGTCAGGCTCAATACTGCCGACAGTGTATCGATCAAGTTTGTCGCCGACATTGACCTTGCCCGCTTTGAGTAGTCGGTAGAACGTCTCACCCACCGCGATAGGTACACGCACACCTTGGGACGTTACAAAATTGTCCACATCCCTTCGCACATAGTCCACCCCTATTCGTGCGTAGATATTATTTCGCGTGCCATTGCGGAATTCAGTAAGCTGTTTATCATGTTCAACCTTCATCTTCGCTATCTTCTTCTCCCCTCGCGCTTTGTCCTTCTCTCGCATCTTCTCAGACGATTCAATAATCACATCGTCAGTGTATGGGGCGAATAGCTCCCGTAACTTATCACTCATCTCAATTTGCCTCGCGTCACAATACTTTGTTACCTTGCCTCTCACATGTCCTATCTGAATGATGTAATTCTCGGGGCATCGTGCCTTTGCTTTTTTAGCCAAAATCCCATTCACCTCCCTCTCCCACCAATCAAAGTTGTCATGATACGTCCCGTCAGGGTATGGGCATTGGATAAGGTTTAAGTGACTAAGCGCCCGCCACGCATGGTTTATGTGCTTTGCCGTGGTATTGCTGTACTTTCGTTCGGTAAAGAGGACTGTTCCCTCTCCCGTGAAGCGAGCAATACAAAAGTGTGAGCCGTAGCTGTAAAGGCTGTCGCCTTCAAAGTAGAATGAACGACCGCTGTTACGTCCTTCGCTTTGCTCTTGCAAGGCGAATGCATGCGCCACGTCGGACGCTGAACTGAATACTTTTTTCATAGATTTGATTTTTTTAGAAAGTGATTGTAAACCTCGGGGATGTGCTTTTTGTAATACGGCTGTTCCGATTTGCACCACGCCTTCAGTTCGTCTTTTGTTTTGAATCTATGAAATTGGAAAGTCAATTCCAATTCATCAATGAAATCTTGGGCTGTCCACCCTTCCCAAATGTGTCTGCTCATTTTCTTTTTGGTTTTATGAGTGTCTTTGAAGACACTCGGTTTTCAATTTTAACATCAAGCGCGCCAATCAAGACGCAAAGTCCCGCGACAAGAACAAAGTTCACCGCTAACTTTGTATTGCCATCGATTAAGATGGCGACAGCGATACCATACAATGCGCTCGCCGTCCACAAAAAGTATTTACCCATTTCAATTTAGTTTATGTGCTTGGTAACATTTTGATGGCTTCGCATTACGTGAAGCTTTGTGATGGGCTTTGTAATTGTACCCACGCTGTTGACTTGCGCACGCCGTAAGCATCCCGCATACGACGGCAAATAGAATCAATTTTCTCATTGTTTTTTAGTGTCTTTGAAGACACTTTCGATTAGTAAAAAAGTTCCCGTTATTGTGAATATGCCCGCAAATAATTGCACCACTGAGGCAAAGTTTTTTTCTTGCGTAGACACCGCCACGCCCGCCATAATTAGCGATAAGATTGTAAGTGCAAGGCCAATAGCCAAGCATAAAAATGTACTTCTCATAACTTATTTTTTTTAAATTGGTTTACTTTTCAATTAGTGTCTTCAAAGACACTTTGCCGTGCCGTTTACTATGAATTGAACGGTGTATCGACATTGATGGCACAAATATACGACCTTTATTCCACATACACAAGTTTTCCACAATTTATTTTGTTCCATTTCAGAACTGCCCGCGCCGTGTACATTAAAGACTTTACAAGCTACGCTCGTAAAAGTGTCTTCAAAGACACTATCTTTTTTCCACACGTTCCCGCGCAAATATCCACACGGAAATTTCCCCGCGCCGTTTCCATTGGACGCAATTAAGCGCCCGCGCTTTGTGTCCTCAAAGACACAATACACCCGCGCGCATGTATGCGGGGCTTTATGCGGGGCTTACATATAAGCGCCCGCGCTTATATACGGCCTATTTTAAGCCACAATAAGACACTTTAAGCGCTTAAGGTATACCTACATATCAAAGGACGTTTAAACGTCGTTTATAGGCCGTTTAATTGCGTCGTAAAGGTAAAGCGCGCGCGGACGGGCTTAAGAAAGGTATATATAAACAATAAGCCCCGCAAATTTGCGGGGCTTATCATTGTGGCGCTTTAGGGCTTAAAATACGTCGCTTAATGTTACTTCGTCAAAGGTGAAGTCTTGCGCGCTTAGTATCTCGGCTTTGCGCTGTTTTGTTGGCTTTGGCGCTTTGGCTGTATTGGGCTTAGGTAGGGCTTTGTCTTTTGCCTTAGCTTTGACCTTTGGCGCTTTGGGGCTTAAGCCCGCGCCCGCTACGGCTTGCGCAAGATAATCAAGCGCCACAGCTATAGCGTCGCCGGTGCTTTGTGTCTTAAATTGCCCGTCGTCGTCGATTCTTAGGCTTACGGGCTCGAAGCCGTCAACTTTAAATGTGAATGTTAACACGGCCTTAGCTTTGGCCTTTACTTCGGTCGCTTCATTTTCGCCGTCGCCGTCGCCATCGCCGTCGCTATCTTTGGCCGTCTCAAGTTTTGCCTCCGCGTAGTATTTCAATAAGGCCTCAATGCTTAGGGGCGCGCTTAATTTTTCGGCCTTTAGCTTTGCGGTTTGTGTAGTGAATTCTTTTACTACGTCCGCGGGTACATTTGCGGCCTTTAATAGCTTGTAATAAAAAGACTTTTGAAATCCGTACGTTTTTTGAATGAATTCATCCATGGCCATTTTGGTTGACTTAAGCCAAGTTTGCCCTTCCGCGTCTTTTAGCCATTTATTGCCGTCGGCAATTAGCCCCGCTAATGTTAGCGAATTCTCAAAGCGCTTCGCGTCGCTTGTTTCAATTGCCTTGATAATGGCGTTAACTTGGTTAAGCTTTAAAGCTTTGTTGGTTTGGTTTGTGTACATAGTACTTTATTTTAGTTATGCTATCCCGTCGCGCTTTATTGCGGTTCATCGTAGCGGTTGCAAATATACGTTTAACTTTCGTTTAATTCCTATTTTTTTTTTGACTATTTTACTTTTGCCAATGTTTACGGGGGTTTCAGAAGGGGGTTAAGCGGCGCGAAAATTTAGTTTTTTAGGCTTTGGGGCGGGGTTTATCTTTCGTCTATTTGTGTCTTCAAAGACACTTTACCCTCTATTTTGTTGCATTAAAGTACAATAAAAATAGGGTGCTTTGGGGATCATTTGCGGGATGTTTCACGGAATGTTTCACGCATACAGGGCGCAATAAACGGAGCGCAATTTTGGGGCGCGGGGCGTTATATCGGGGCGCGATGTCGGGGCGCGGAGCGGGCGCGGAGCGTAGCGGGGGCGCTTTGGGGGCGGGGTTAACGGGGCTCGAGCAAATCGCCAAAAATTCGGGGTGGGGCTTTGGAAACGCACCCCCCACCCCTTGTTTTGAGGTGACTTTCGGTTGGCGGGTGGTCAGCGTGCGGCGGGGTATAACCCCAACACTACTACCATCTAAATTGCTATCTTTGCTCCATGATCTACTCTAAAAACAAAAGCTCATGCATGGACGGGTTACCTGTTCGTGATGGGCGCCTAATGAACAGTCGTACTGACTCTGTCATGGGTATTACCGCTTCCGCTATTGCTCGTAAGGAGATGAAGCGTGAGAAAAAAGTTCAGATGTACTCTGAGGCTTTTCAACGTGGTCAGATGATTGCTACTCCTTTTCATCTCCCAATGTTATGAGCAAGGACCAATTACTCGGCATCATACGCCACGTTCTAACTTTTGCCGGAGGTATTCTCATGGCGAAGGGGGTCTTGACTGAGGGAATGGCATCTGACATTGTTGGTGCTTTGATGACTTTGATCGGAACCATTTGGTCCATCACATCCAAGCAATAAACCAAAATGGACTATTTAAAAGAGGGAGGCATTGGTCTCCCTTTTTTTTATGGTGTCAATAATCGACACAACTTCTTTTATTTGTGTACGTTTTTACGACGTTTTATTTTTTGTAACTTATTGATTATTAATATATTATTATTTTTATGTCGATTATGTCGATTTTAAGAATAAAATAGAATATATAAAAAATAAAGAAAGGGAAATATATATATATAGAGAAGGGGGGAACTTATCCTGACATTTGGCACACTCAATACACCAATCAAACATTTATTAAACATTACATAGACACACTCATTTTTTCCTTGCATTTTCTTTTAATCTTCCATATATTTGCTCAAATATTTTAATCAAATGATACCAAATCAACAAACTTACAATCCAAAGGATTTATTCTTTGGTGACACAGGTCGACGTAAACTCGTCAGCGGTGTCCAAAAATTGGCACGAGCGGTCAAATCAACATTAGGCCCGGGTGGTAACACTGTGGTCCTTGAGTCATTGAGTCATACCCATGGTCTGACGGTCACTAAGGATGGTGTAACAGTGGCTAAGTCCATTGAGCTAATTGACCCGGTGGAGAACCTTGCGGTTAGGATGATGAAAGAGGCGGCGGACAGAACTGCTACCGCAGCAGGTGATGGTACTACTACGGCGATTGTCTTGACTGAGGCTTTGGTCTTGAGTGGTGTTGAGAGAATAACATCTGAGGTGAATCGTACTGAGGTGCTTCGCAACTTGGTGGACATGAGCGACAAGGCGGTGGACATACTTCGTAAGCGTGCAAAGAAGCTAACGAGTTCAATGCTTTTTGACGTTGCCACCATCTCGGCCAACAATGACAAGAACATCGGCAGTATCATTGCCGGGGTGTATAAGTCTGTTGGTAAGAATGGGATCGTAACGGTGGAGCGATCACAAAATGCTGAGACGTATTCTGAGACGACCTTGGGTCTTAAGTTTGACCGTGGGTATTTGTCACCATTGTTTGTCAATGATCAGAAAAAGGACGAGTGCGTGTATGAGGACGTGATGATTCTTGTGGCTGACATTGAGATAAGCAATATTTTGCAGATTGAGAACGTGCTTAAACCAATCATTAGTGAGGGGAAGAAGCTTCTTATCATCTCTCCATGTGGAGCCAATGTGATCAACACACTTGCGGCCAACGTAATGAGGGGGAACTTAAAAGTTTGTGCGGTTCAGCCACCCAACTTTGGGTACAAGCAGCATGAGCTGATGCAAGATATCGCCATTAGCACAGGAGCAACCTACTTCAGCGAGAAGACCGGTGATGATTTGGGTATTATCAACTATGCTGACCTTGGACATGCCAAGAAAATCATAGTATCAAATGATAGTACCATCATTATCAAGTCAGATAGCAAGGTAAACAAGCAGGTGATCGACGAAAGAGTGGCCCAATTGTGGGAGGCTCACGCCAATGCTACCAAAAAATCTGACAAGGACCACATCTTGGAACGCATTGCGAGCCTCACAGGAGGCATCGGAGTGATCTATGTAGGGGGTAACACTGACCTTGAGCAAAAAGAGCTCTATGACCGCGTAGATGACGCCGTATGCGCTGTTCGTTCCGCCCTTGAGGAGGGGATCTTACCCGGGGCCGGTAAAGCTTTGGCTGAGATTGACCCGTATGCATGGGCAAATAGTGACAACAAGGAGGCTGTCATTGCATCTGAGATGTTAAAGGACGCGTTTGATGCGCCGATCAATCAGATCCTAAACAATCGTGGCATTTGCATGCAGAACGTCTACAGTGGTGGTACACCTGCCGGGCATGGTCTCAATGTAAAGACCGGTGAGATGGGTGACCTCATTGAGATGGGTGTAATTGACCCGTTAAAGGTGACGCGTAGTGCGCTTCAAAATGCTGTGAGCGTGGCAACGACCATCTTAAGTACTGACACCGTGGTAACAATGGCCCGTAGCTATGAGACAAGCGCAGAGTGAAAGGCTGACCATTAGTATAATCTCATTTGTCTTCGTAATTGGGGTGACTGCTATCATTTGGCAGCAGTCATCCCATGAGGAGACGATGGGCAGAGCAAGAAGAGAGAACAAAATGTTGGCGATGGCCAACCTAAAAAACAACAAGATGATCGATAAAATAATTGAGAACTTCCCTGAGGAAGAGTTTTTAAAGGCTGACGGGTTTGACGAGGCAGTGATCGGTGTTGACACCACTTCAATGCGACTTATCTATTCAGTAAGCAGATGCATTTCAATCCTGTGCCTTGATGAGGACATGGACGTGGATGATGCGATTGAGCATTTTGAGTACAACGTAAGAGGATCGTATGTAGGGGAGAAGACTCCCATATGGTGTGATGAACTAAACTTTTAAACTATGCAACCAATAGGGAAATACATTGTGGTCGTAATCACCGAGAGTGAGACCAAGACTGAGTCAGGCCTGATACTATCAGGGAAAGACATGGACCAATTCAGATACCGCAGAGCTGTCGTGGTTGAGCCCGGCACTGACGTGGTGAACATTAAAAAGGGTGACAAGATCTATTTTGACAAAAGCCAAAGCTTCACTATGATCATTGGTGACAATCAGTATACGATCATTCGGGAGTCTGATGTCGTTGTTGTCGAATAGTTTCGTTCATCTGTTTGATCATGTTCCGGTAGACCTTGTCAGTATACTTGACGTTCTTCTTGAACAGTGGGTTAAATGAACTTGTAGGGATCTCTTCACCGCTCAATCTTTTGTAGACGGTGGAGAGCATCCTTTTACATTTTAGACTAAGGGTATAGATCGCCCTTCTTTGACAGGTGTGTTTCCTGAACACCTCAATCCAACCTTCACGCATTAGCTTCTGTAGTCTCCGCTTATCCCAAGGTAAGATCTCGTCATACTCTTCAAACTTTGAGGTGTCAAAATATTCTTCTGACTTGAGGAACAGTAACATATCAAGTTCAGCGGGTGATAGTTTGTACTTTGCACAGGTGTAATACCTGATGACCCTCCAAAACTTTAAATAATCGTTGGGTTGATTTTCCATTTAATAAATTTGATTACATTTGTGCAAAGTTAAACTATAAAAATTTATGGCAAACATGGATTACAACTCAATCAACTTCAAGAATAAAGATGTTGATAAATTCGCTACCAAATTTGGTAATGGTGAAGACCCCATCACAAAAGGAATGGCTCAACGTAAAGCCGCTCAAGAAAAGAAAAATGCTGATCGAATCAAAGCAGGCATTGATTCTGTTGTAAAGCAGACTCCTGCTCAAGCAAGAGCTTTTGATGCTAAAAAGAAAAAGCAAAACGAAAACTATAACAACTCCATGGATTCTTGGTTAGATGCAGGAGCTAAACCTAATTTTGCAAAAGGAATTCAAAATGCTGTGAAGAACACTGAGAAATCCTTTGAATCAGGAGCTGAATCAATGCGTAAAAAATTAGGCATTAAATAAAGGCTTTTAACAATGGCAAAGAAAGTTGCAGCTAAGAAAATGATCTCCGAGTACGGAGGCATGGAGAAGTATCCATCTAAGAAGGCGATGATGGCTCATGAGAAAAAAGAGTCAAAGTCTATGGAGGCTTCTGAAAAGAAGATGTTCAAAAAAGCAATGCCCAAAAAGAAAAAGTAATGGCCGAGCAAGTTAAGAAAGACAACTCTGAGATCGCGTTCAAGAACGCGGTCATAGAGAAGTTGGGAGCTTTGCAATCTGATACTCAACGATTAAAAGATGCTTATGGCAAAAGAGCAAAAGAGTCTAAGAAGTCTTCTGTATCGATTAAAGGTCTTAAAGGTCTTCAAGGTTTACAATCATTTTAAATCCAAACAAATGGCAAAATCAAAAAAAGCAGAACCAATCATCGAGGATGAGTTGGTTGAAACAGCAGTAAATGCGAAATGGGATGGACACACTTCAAGAGCTTACCGCTCTAATGTAGTTGTAACTCCTGAAGCAGCTGTCGAGAATGTTCAAGTTACAGAAGATGACGAACAAGAAGAATCTGAAGTGTAACCAACCTGTTCCTTCAAACCGTCCCGGCAAGAAGAATATGGTAAAAGCATGCTCCGGTGGGGAAGAAAAGCTTCTCCACTTCGGAGCCAAAGGCTATGGTAATAATTACTCAGCCGCAGCTCGTAAGAGTTTCAAAGCAAGACATAGCTGTGATACAGCCAATGATAAGTTGACTCCACGCTATTGGGCTTGCAAGTATTTGTGGAAAGGACCCGGTGGTCCGACCACATCCAATCCTTCTAATCGTAAAGGGAAGTACTAATGAAAGACGCCTGCTACAAAAAGGTCAAAGCTCAGTATGATGTTTTTCCATCAGCAAGAGCTTCGCAAGCTATTGCCAAATGCAGGAAGGCTTCAGGTAATGTAAAAAAATCTGAGGAAGGTACATCACTCAAGCGTTGGGAGAAAGAGAAGTGGGTGGATACCCGCACAGGAAAAGCATGTGGTGCAGGTGGTAAGAATGAATACTGCCGCCCATCAAAGAGAGTGTCTTCAAAGACACCGGTTACAAAGTCTGAAATATCACCATCCAAATTAGCCGCGAAGAAAGCGGAAAAATCAAGGGTTGGTATGGGTAAAAGAGTTTCGAAAATTTAATCGGAAAAATTTATATCTTTGCCTTATGAGTAAGTTCAGCGAATTAAGCAAGAAGATTCAAAACAAGCAGGGAATAAGCAAGAAATCTGCTGATGCTATCACAGCTGCAATCGGCCGTGAGAAGTATGGTAAAAAGAAGTTTCAACAAATGGCAACAGCCGGTAAAAAGAAAAAGAAATGAAATCAGAAAACACCAAGTTAGTTTCTTTGATCAGTAAGAACTCAGGAACAAAGGGAAGATTGCTTAATATTCCTCAAGCAAATATCAAAGGATACTCATGTGGATGCGATTCAATGTTGAACATCGGTCCCAAAATGAATTCATTAATCGGAAAACGATGAGAATTACTTACCATCCCGAAAAGAAAAGCAAGGGGCTTGGTGATACTATTGAGAAGATCACCACAGCTACAGGTATTAAAAAGCTTGTTAACGCTGTTTCAAAAGAGGAGACATGCAAGCCTTGTGAGGAAAGGAAGAATAAATTAAACGAACTTTTCCCTTACGGAAATAAATAAATTTTATCATGCCAACACCAAAAATACAACCAAGCTTAGCCTTAAATGTTATTGAGAGCTCTCAGTTTGATATACCATTTCCATCAGGGGTTCAAGAAGGTAACCCATCTTCTTTGTCCGTAGGAAAATTGATCGATTCATCTGTCAACTTTCAGGAATTAAACTTTAAGATTGGAGATGTTGTCTATAACATAACAGATAGCACTTCAACATTTGTGACAGGCGTAGATGGAAGTGAGTTAACCTTGGATGCTGACATATTTGTCGCCACTACAGACGAATATAAAGTATTTCCTGCAGGTCAAAATCAAGGATGCGTTTTGCATTTGTCTACAAATACCCCATCTGATGTTGTTAGATGTGATATAAAGACAGCGGCAGGAAATGTTATTCAAGGTATTACCTTAACTCAAGGATTTTTCCCTGCTCAGTTGTTAAACATTTACAATACAGTATCTACATCAGGAGACCCTGTAAAGATTGTAGCTTTTTGGTAAAATGAGCGGAATCGGAATATCAATATCGGTAAGTGTAAACGGATCAAGGAAGGTGTCACCTTCTCCTGCCGTTTTAAATAACGTGAGATCCGAATCTAATATTGATTTAATAACAGAAGGTGGGATTGATATAATATCAGAATAAGATGCCGATTAAATTTTCAGAGTTTGTAAACTCTCTTTTTACATCAGTAGATGATTTCTTAGTTGGTTACAACCCAACTACCGGTCAAAACATACGGGTTGGCCAAAGAGAGTTGATGCAAGGTTTAGGCGTGGATAAGAAGGGGTATTCATTGGTTGGTAATCTAAATGGAGCCACATTAGCTGCCGCAACAACCGTTTATATTTGCCCCGGCATTACTACTACAGCCACTATTGAGAACTACAGAAAGATTGTCACTTCTTATGGTCGAGTAACCGGATTGTATTTCAGAACATCCGCAGCAATGACGGGTGTATTTACAGCTACGGTACGCAAGAATGGAGTAGATACATTGATGACTATAATTATAGCCACCGGAAGTGCAGGAGCTTTGTATACGACTACTTCAAATCAATTTGATGTTGCTGATGGAGATGAGATCAGTATTAAGTTAAATCAGGTGACGGCAAGTAATGCCCTGATATACGGTTTCGGGTTAATAATAAAGTAATGGAATACACATACGAATACTTGGGAGACGGTTATTACGAGGTGAAAACAGGGAATATAGTTTTCATTTTAGACAGTCAAGATCCTACTCAGGCCAATATGATCAACGACTTTAATACTGACGTTTTAAAGTTGGAATATTTTGTATCTTTACTCGCTAATAATCCGAATACAGCGTATTCAATTTACAACAACATGTAATGAAGACTGATCACGTTCAAGAAACAGTAGCGGCAGCCTCGGCATCAACGTCTGTGATAACAGCTGTAGCGGCTAAAGCTACTGAGCTTCAACCAATCATATCAGCTTTTTCCGGCTTGATAGCTATCATCACCGGAATCTTTGCAATTTGGTACTACATCAAACGAATAAATAAAATCGATGGCAAAGCAAGTAGCAACTCAGAAGATTAGCAAGACTAAGGTTCAGAGAAAAGGGGTTCATGCAAAGACAAAGCATAGCGGATCCAAGAGTAGTAAGAACTACTGCAAAAAATACAAAGGTCAAGGCCGATGATGACGACAACTCAAATCATTAAGAAGTACGGACAGCCATCTGTCACCGGGGATAAGTACTTGGTTACCGTGAATCTTCCATATCCTATGCGACTTGCTTGGGATATTGACTCAACTGTAACAAAGCTTAGATGTCACGCTCTTGTTGCTGACAAATTCTCTGCTGTATTCAAAGATCTATTGGATCACTATGGGTACGAGAAGATCGTTGAGCTCGGTATCGATTTATATGGCGGGTGCTTCAACTATCGCAAGATGAGAAATGGTAATGAGTGGTCCAAGCACGCTTGGGGTATAGCCATTGATTTGGATCCGGCCCGAAACACCTTGAAGGAAACCAAGCGTACTGCTCGTTTTGCTAAGCCTGAGTACAAACCAATGATTGACATTTTCTACAAGCACGGATTTATTTCCCTTGGCGTAGAGAAGGACTACGATTGGATGCACTTTGAAATCAAAGAATAATGGATAAGAAACCACGAAAGAAATTCAGGGACACCAAAGTTGGTCAGTTCTTAAAAGACAAGTCACCTAAGATCTTGGATGTGGTTGGCGATATCCTGCCCGATAGCGGGGCTCTTGGCATTGCTAAGAATCTGATCAACATGGCAGAGGATCTTACTCAGGAAGAGAAAGACAATCTTATTGGTGAGATCAACGAAATGATCGAGAAGGGTCGTATTGAGTTTGAGGACAGGCACTCTGCTCGTAATCGCGAGATTGAGCTTGCGAAGCTTCACAACAAAGACTTCATGTTTATTGCTACGGGCATCATTGGCCTATTGGCGTTTGCCTTTATTGTGTACGCCATTGCTTTCCTTCACATTCCTGAGGAGAACAAAGAGATTTGGATCCACTTGATCGGTATCACTGAGGGTGTTGTGCTATCTATTTTTGGATACTACTTTGGTAGTTCCATCAAGAGAAACGCACAATAAGATTTTTCTATTATCTTTGTCAAAATAATTAAATCAAATGGAAGCGACAGTTGTTACCCAAGAAGAGTTGGCATTGATCCAAAAAATGCAATCTGAATTCACTCAAGCAAAGATTACTCTTGGAGATATCGAGCTACAAAAGCAAGGTATCATCAGAGGTGTTGAGATGTTGAAGGCTGAGTTCGGAGCAAATGAAAAGAAGTTAATTGAAAAGTACGGCGAGAATGCTATCATTAATGTTCAGACCGGCGCGATAACATATAAAGAAAAGTAAAATGAATCCCGGAAAATTTATTGGAATATTATTTCAATCAAGAGATGCGATGCATATCGCTCATCTTCAAACAACATCATTTGCTGAACATAAAGCATTGGGTGCGTATTATGATGGAATCCTTGACTTGACCGACAAATTTACCGAGGTTTGTTTTGGCAGGAACAAACGTATTGAGATTGTAATTCCTGAATCCAAAAATATGGAATCAATATCTCACTTGAAAGAGATGCAAAAGATTATTGATTCAGAAAGAGAGTACTATAGTTCAGAGCTTCAGAATATCATGGATGAAATGCTCGGCTTAATCAATCAAACGCTTTACCTTTTAACATTATCATAATGGCAAAGATCAGTACATACCCAACAGTTGCTCCAACGCTTTCTGATTTACTTATCGGAACAGATGTAGAGAATGCTAACGCAACAAAGAACTTCACTGTTAGTGAATTATTTAATTTACTAAAGAGCACTTACGGGGCGTATGGATCTTTCTATAGTAACCAAGCTCAGTCTGCTTCCGCTATCAACACAGCAACGGCAATAACTTATAACGTGTCTGATCTTGAAAACAATGTAGCTATTGTGGATAATAGCAAGATTACTGTTCAGACAACAGGTGTTTTTAACATACAGTTCTCTGCTCAGCTTCATGACACAGCCGGAGGTTCAAGCACGATTGATATTTGGCTTGCCAAAAATGGAACTGCTATTTCCAATACTAATACTAAAATTGTAATGGATGCGAATTCATACAATGTAGCTGCTTGGAACTTCTTTGTTGACGCTGTTGCCGACGATTATTTTGAAATCATGTGGGCAACAAGTGACATTGACTTGGTTATTGAGACAGAAGCTCCCGGAGTGGTTCATCCCGGGACACCATCAGTTATCTTAACAGTAAATCAGATTGGGTGATATTCGTAAAATATCAATAGGCCCTGACTACAAGACCGGAGCTATGCACTACATTGTAGGGCAAAAGGTTCTTGGCGGTAGTCATGATGTTTACTGCATCAAGAAAAACTCTGCAAAAAATTCTTTGGAGATTTATATTTCCAACGACAGAAAAGAAGTGACTCTTTGGAAAGAGTTCAGTCATACCGTACCAATTTCAATTGAATTTAATATAGATTTCTAATGAAATCACCATTCTACTTTATAACAAAACCATGTGGAAGTAGATACAATAACACGAAGTCGATATCAGGCGTAGATATTATTGTCAATACATCTGAGGAGGATCATAAGTTCTCGAATCGATTTGCCAAAGTTGTTGAAACTCCACTCGGATACACCGGACCGATTAAGCCCGGCGATACGCTTGTTGTTCATCACAACGTGTTTAAGTTTTACAACGACATGAAGGGTGAGCGCAAGAGCGGCAAAAGCTTTTTCAAGGAAGACGTATTCATGATTGAGTATGATCAGTTCTTTATGTATGGTAATGACGAGGGGTGGCATGCACATGATCGGTATTGCTTTGTAAAACCAATCCCTGCTATTGAGTCTGTAATAAAGAAGCCTTTTTCTGAGGAGCCTTTAACAGGAGTGATGATGTATCCCAATGCTTACCTTAGATCTAAAGGGATAAACGAAGGGGATACCGTTATATTCTCTCCGGAGAGCGAGTACGAGTTTACGATTGATGATGAGAAGATGTATAGAATATTTGACCATCAAATTACAGTTAAGCTATGAACATCTTGATATTGGACGACATACTAAAAGATCCTAAGACCTATGTTCAAGAGGCTTTAAACCGTCCATTCATAGACTTCAGAGATGGCGGTAAAGTTTTCAAAAACATACAGCCGAGATCTGATGATGAGTTTGAGAAGGAGGTATTGAAATTATTTCCCAATCACTTTGTAAAGTTCAACTTCATACGCAAGTCCCCATACAATCAGATAGAGCCCAACTTCATTCATCGTGATGATATGATGGGTGATGTGACAGCCATACTCTACCTCAATGAAGAGAAACCTCTTGAGGACGGCACAACGCTTTATGATGATCAAGTAGTGACTGCATGTATTGTTAGATCCAAGTTTAATAGAATGGTGGCGTTTGATTCGCATGTCCTTCATTCAAGAAGTATCTATGAAAACTTTGGAGAAGGGGAAGGATCAAGATTGATTCAGGTTATTTTTTTGGAGGAAATGCCATGAAGAATGATGTAAAGAAAACAAAGCTCCGCATTATTGACGCGGGGTACAAAGCTGTTCAACATTTGATTGAGGTTGCTGAAGAAAAGATTGTTCAGAAGCAAGTTGATAGCGACGGGGAAATGTCTGCATTAGCGGCAGATCGATTAAAAAATGCTGCAGCTGCCAAAAGAATCGCTATCTTCGATGCATTCGAGATATTGAACAAGATAGAATTGGAGAGGGAATCTCTTGAAATAGAAAGCAATGGCCAAAGCAAAGTTGAATCGAAACAAGGATTTGCAGAACGTAGATCAAGGTAATCTTTATAGAGTACTGAAAGACCATATTACAGATCATGTAAAGGGTAAAAGAAACGCGGCAAAGAATTGGACCTATGGGTACCATGAGGATTATGATCTTGTAGTCATATCCAAGTCAGGGACTATTGGTGATATCATCAATATATCAGGATTGAATATAGCCCTACCTCCAACTCCAAAAGAATGCTACATGAGGCATAACAAACAGGAGGAACAGTATTGGGAAAGGCTTGAAATCCCTCCGGCATTAGCTAAGATTCAAACCATATTCCAATGGAATGAGATGCCTTCTGATTTTAAAAGCAGATGGGTTGATTACATCGAAAGCCAATTCGATTACAGAGACGAGGGGTTTTGGTTCATGAACAATGGTGAGCCCACCTACATTACAGGCGCCCATTGGATGTACTTGCAGTGGTCGAGTATTGACGTTGGATACCCTGACTTCCGGGAAGCAAACAGAATCTATTGGATATTTTGGGAGGCATGCAAAGCCGACCCGAGATGTTTTGGTATGACGTACTTAAAGATCCGTCGTTCAGGATTTTCGTTCATGTCAGCTTCTGAGTGTGTCAATGTAGGTACATTGGCAAGGGATTCTCGAATAGGTATATTATCAAAAACAGGGGGTGATGCTAAGAAAATGTTTACCGATAAGGTGGTTCCGATTAATAATCGCCTTCCTTTTTTCTTCAAACCTATTATGGATGGAATGGATAAGCCGAAAACTGAATTGGC